CTTAAAGGGGAGTCTCCACCCGGTAGTCAACCGGGAAAGCCATTGCCTATAGATGACTAGCTATAGGCGATCCGCTTTATTGCGTACCCAGAAACGGCATCTCGGGAAGAGACACCGTCACCAGAAACACCATACAGCGCGCTGGCGAGGACAACGTCAGGCCTCCAGTGGTGAAATGGAAGCAAGGAACTTACCGGGAGGTAAGCTCTAACGTATCGGATCCCGTTGTGAAACGAAATCTGCCACGTATTCACGTCGTCATCATAGATCACAACATCCCCCAAGCATTCCGGGCCCCTGAGTTTCCTCAGGTTAACCGGCAAGGTCTCTATGGCCAGAGCGCGAGCTCTGCTTGAGAAACAATATCGGATGAAGGATCCATCAGCAGACTGGGACAAGCGCCCCAGGCCGTTGATTAGCGACATCGTCTGCTGCGGTTCACGCGGGAGCTCCTTCAAATAGAAAGGCCTTACGGCCCTACCGTTGAAGAAATCCCCACCGCAGCTCTCTCGAAAGACCCCCGTAAGGAAGGTCTTCTTCGGATTCGGCCTAAAGCCAAGAAAACGAAGGAGAGAACAACAGAGTTTACCAGCGGCCGTAGGGACGATTATATCGTCGCCGTAGACCAGCACGTCCGACTCACAGCCAGCTTTTCTGCACGCCAATTTGGCAATGCAAAAGAAGATGGCCGTTTCGAGCTCGAACGTAAACCCGTTCCCCATAGAGGAGAACTTGTTTAAGTAAACCCACTTTCCGTCAATGAAGGTCTTGGGAGACCTCAAAGTGCACAGCAAATCCCACCATTGCGGCGGGACCAGCAATTGCACTAGACGGGTTGATACGTTGTCGCTAGCGCTACTCAAGTCAATCGTGGAGTGACTCCCGCTTTGCGAAGCGGAAGCTGCGAGTTTCCGGTGCTTCTCTTGACCGAAGTCAAGGTCGATACCGAAACGCCGAAGGCGACGCCTAATAAAGGCGCCGACTCCGAGCTGATAGAACACGTTTAAGGACGGTTCTATAGCTATACCACGAAGTTTCTTCGCACTTTTAGGTACCGTTGTGAAACGATTACCCTGTGTGAAAAGAGGACTTGATTGTGGACCATTAAACACGGCTCTGGCCCATGCAGTCCGCTCCCAAAGAGGGGCGAGATGCCAGGCATTACGAGTCGTGGTTAGGCGGGACGTCATTTTATCGGGCACGGTTGTCAATCGACCCTTATCCCCGAACGTTGCACCAGGTCCAAAGCGCGCAGATTCCAATTCCAATGGAATCCGGCCCAACAACTCACTCATCATCTCCTTGAGCTCACGGAGGGATTCCGCAATCTCAAGGTCTCCAAGGTCCCGGAAGGGGCCGTTATGGAGAAATGGTGAGAGTCGTGCATTAGTTTTCGCGCATTGTTCCTCGTCCTTAAAGAACGAACGACGACAATCAGCTTCCAGATCCACGCCCTTTAAATCGAAGTCACGAAATTTCGAGAAGAAATCAGTGACGGCTCGATCAAGCGAAAACCTATAAGCTTCATGCTGTTGATAGTGAAACGGGTCAGTCGTCAAATCGACGAGCTGCTCGTACTCTTTCTCTCGGAAAAGCAGCCAGGCTGCAAGAGAACGAGGCGTATCGGCCTTCTGGCAAAGAGCCAAGAAGATGCCATGCAATTGCTGCAGTAGCATGGAACCACCTTTCTAGCGCGATTGTTAGGTCGCGGCGAAGCCGGCCTTGAAACACGCTTTCACAAGCGTGCTCGACAGGAGATTGGCGCATTGGCTGACCGCCTCAGCGACGACGGTGTCGGGTACCAATTGAGGTACCGTCGCCGTCACGCTGATCGGGACGCGTGCGACAATGCTCGTGAGGCCGGTGGTGGAATCCGTCGACACATGCGGGTAGGTGAAGTCGAACTGGACTCGGCGCGCATCGCGCGGACCATTCCAAGCAGACCGAAGCGACGAAGTCGCTTTCAAGTTCGCCTGGGTGGCCATCGCTTCTTGGCGCCAGTATGCAGGGACTCCATCACCCGATGACGGGTTGAGGGCAACGTAGGTGACGTTTGTGGTTCCGTCATCCTTCTTGACAACGATGTCTGCCATTGCGGGCATATTGTGACTCCATTTGGGTTGAGGTCGCTCAAAGATACTTCAATAACAACGCGATCGCCGTGGCGCCGCGCTGCCAAGAGAACCTCGGAGCATTGATATACGTCAGGTGATGGGGTGGCAACCCCAGAGTTCGAACACAAGAGCAACCCCGACTCGTTATGAGAGCATTAAGCTTCCACGACGAGGTGAAGTTGTCATAGTACTCGGCTCTTTCACGCGATGACGTTACTTGAAGCGTGGTATAGAATGCATCACTAGTGCTGCAGCCAAGAAGTCCGTCGAGGGCGCCAATAAAGCCGCCCAGGTCAACAAACCAATCGACAACAAAACTGTAAGGCACTAAAGCCCACGCCACAGACAATGGGTTTGCAAGGCCCATTGATGCAAGCAGTGCTTCATTAGGGTTGACAACTACGACATACCCCTGGACTCTCCTTCCGAACTTGTAGTTCACCTCATCGGTGTACCTGCTCGAAGGGAAATTAGTGAGAGTCCTCGTGAAGTCAGTAGCACTCGCGCGGCCAACGGCTGTCTGAGGGTAAGGTTCCCTCGAGATCGCATCGCAGGCGTTGTAAATGTCACTGATCAAAGGAACCCATCCGAGATGGAATTCCAGCCACTGATCGCCAAAGGATTTCACCCTCTTTCTGGTGGTTTTACCCCAGGAGTCCTTGGTTAAACCAAGGGCTCGCGCGCAACCCGGGACGTTTCCACGTCTCAGCTCGCGTGCCGCATTTGCTAGTTGCGCTAGTCGGGAAGTGATCGTGTCTAACGAGTCCTTCCACTCACCTAAGGTCTCCCCAAGAGAAGCTTGCGCCACACCTTGGGCGTCAGAAACGAATTTAGCCAGAGCACGATTCGAAACGAGATTGTTGAAGTTGTTCCACTTGGAATTACCCATAGTGGTATACGCCAACTGATTCGCCGCGTCGCATGTCTGGTTCCGTCCTGACGTTCCGTCTACTACGCCATACTTCATGGAATAGGGTAGGGGCTTCCTCGCATGTCTGCGAATAGTCCCCGACCTATACCAAGTCTGGTTTTTGTAGAGAGTTCGGCAAAAAGCCCCCGCTCCGGTGTTAGGGTTTGAAACCTTCCACTCGGTTAGGGTTAGATTCTTGCTATAGGGACCTTGCATCTTAAGCCTCCTTTCGAGGTGGCTCAGATGTTTGAGACCGAGTTTCTCGGGTCTCAGGCTCGCTTGCAAGGCGGGCCCAGAGGTCCTCCCTGCTTCTAAGGAAAGCCATCAGTTTTCGCAGATCTTGAAAATCGAACGAATACTCTTGACCGAAGATGAAGACGAGTTTGTCGTCGAACTCCTCGATCTCGAACGTTCGATTCTCATAGATAAGCGTGG